GTTCACCAGGTCAGGTATCCATAGATGGTCTTCACATCCAGCCCGTTGGTCTTCAATACTACGGGCCTCCTCATGCCTCCTACAGAACCACACAGCGCCGTTTGAGGAGGTTAAGGGTTTACTACTTAAGCAGTTACGACAGTTGGCAGAGGGCGGTAGACGCCGTCTGAAGTAGATGTCCTTGAAGATCTGAGCCTCGTACTTCATTTCCCATGCGGATTCAGATTTCCCTGCAGTAAAAGGCACAGAAGATTCAATGATCCGTTGAGCTTTCGCTTGAGCTTTCTCCCAAATCTTCTCGTTAAACGGAATGATCTGGGTGTACAGATGGCTGGTGTTTTTGTTGTAGACCACCACGAGGGCGTACTCCAGATTGAAAGCACCCATGTAGCAATGGATCTGCCATCGATAAGTCTCTGACCATCCCTCATAGTCCTCACTGTTGGCCAGTTCTTTAAAGCGTTTGTCATTAGCACTCTTTACTTCCAAGAGCAGCATGGTGTCTTCATTGGGAGCAGGGAACACATCTTTGACTAGACCATCCGTGGACCCAGCGAAGTGGCCGCCTAGCAAAGAAGTGTTGAACTGTTCTCCATCCTCATCCTTGGCGGCAACAGGTAGGACGTTGCCTAGATGTTCAATCACCTGATCTTCAATGTGATTGCCCAGATCGAACAGACGTAGCATGCGGCCTTCAAAGGTAGGCGGCAGGCACCAGCGGAAGTTCAGCCAGAGCTTGCGCTCATCCGAATCACCAATGCCACTGAACCCCAGGTGCCCCCGATAGCGTTGATCTAGCTCCTTAACCTTGTCATCAATGCGCGTAACCAGCGCCTGACAGTACTCTTCAGAATCCAGTTCCAACAACATTCCAGTATTTTCCTTCCTTACGTACCGTGATAGAGGAGATTTTGTTGAAAGCCCCCAGATTTATTTGCCTAACGGCTTCATCTACATCCAGCGGCAAGTCATGAGGCCATTGAGTTAAGTTGCGCCATTGCGCCATGGATCTAACACCCACACGCCCATACATGCCGATCATCAGAGCCATGCTGTAGGGATAGAAACTATCTTCAGTAAAGAAAGAGATCCCACAGTACGTGTTGCCTTTTTTTGACACCTTCACTTCGGCCGTGACATTCTTTATGTCATGCACCTTCTCTTGAATCGGTGCTTCTTTCAGTTCATCCGAAAGCACATTGCCTTTGGCGGCAATACGAGCAGCCGCTGCATCTTCTTCTGCTTCCTCAAAAGGAATCACATCGGACTCCACGATCTCAGGAAGGGGCTTCGGCGCCTTGCACTCTCCACATAGGGGTGCATCGATGGGATTCACATGCAGGCATGCATCACAAATCCAGATCTTTTCCTTCTCTTCATCTTCAGGTGTGGGCGGTTTCGCCACATCAATGCAGCCATGACGTTCCATATTCTCACCATAGTCTAGAAGTAGGCAGTTCTCTTTCTCTCCCCATGGACGCATGCCACGGCCACAGATCTGGACATAAAGGCCCAGTGATTTAGTGGGACGTAGGATAGCAATGCAGTCAGTGCGTGGTGCATCCCAACCTTCGGTCAGCACAGCAACGTTGCATAGCGCATTAATCTTACCGTTCTCAAAGTCCTTAAGGATCTGAGCTCGCTCATCGTTGGGAGTTTCAGCAGTAATAAGTGCAGCTGATATCTTTGCTTCTCTCAAGAAGTGCGTCATCTTCTCGGCATGAGCAATGGTCACGCAAAAGAACACCGTGCTAAGACGACCTTTGGTGTAAGCCTTATCAATCCAATCAGCGATGATGGCCAAGATGGTTTGTTCATGCATGGCCAGTTCTGCAAGTTCACCTTCCCGATAGTCACCGCCCTTAAATTTAAGCCGTACTTTGGATGCATCGATGACGGCCTGCTTGTTCACAGCAAACGCAGACAAACGAGAAAGATGACCGTGTTTAATGAGTTCGGGGATGCCTGCTTGATAAGCCACTCCTCGAAAGAACTGATCTTGTAATCCATAGATGTAGCCCTGGCCCATGCGATAAGGCGTAGCCGTGCAGCCCATGATCCACGGATCGCCCAACTCCCTGAAGTGATCCAGTATCTTGCGGTACTGAGTCTGGGTTTGAAGTGACACATGGTGGGCTTCATCCACCACAATGAAATCAAAGGGAGGCGCCGCTGCAAGACGTTTCTTGGAGGCCAAGGTGTCTCGACTGGCAATCACAATGGAGGCACTGGCATCGAACTCTTTAAGTCCTGCCGACATGATGCTGCATGGTGCATCGGGCCAGACCATGAGCAGTTTATCTTTAGCCTGAGCAATCAACTCTTGGCGGTGAGCCAAGATGAGGATGCGGTTCTCGGGTGCGATCTCGAGGATCTCTTTGATCAACGAGACAAACACAATGGTTTTCCCACTCCCCGTGGGTAACACAAGGAGTGGGTACGCATCACGAGACTGCGTGGCAAACCAATGGTTTAGACCGTCAAGGGCTTCTTGTTGGTAGTAACGTAACTTCATGTTTCGCTCTTATCCATAGGGTGATTTCCTGATTTCGGCTCGCTCTTGTTCGTTGGTTGTCTTCTGGGCAATGGCTCGCTCCGTAAGATTGGTTGTCTTGATCCTCATGGCTCGCTTGGCAGTTTTGGTTGTCTCATCCGCAATGGCTCGCTCTGTGATCGTGGTTGTCTCAGGCGGATTGGCTCGCTTGCTGCCACTGGTTGTCTTTTCTTCTCTGGCTCGCTTCCATTCGGTGGTTGTCTCATTGCATATGGCTCGCTTTTCATTGCTGGTTGTCTTGATTTCCGTGGCTCGCTCTACACCGCTGGTTGTCTCCTTACCGATGGCTCGCTCATGCTCAGTGGTTGTCTCTCACCCAATGGCTCGCTAAGGAAGCGTGGTTTTCTTGTGTTCCATGGCTCGCTGCACAACATTGGTTTTCTTCGTTCAGCTGGCTCGCTCATGCTCAGTGGTTGTCTCTCACCCAATGGCTCGCTCGTGCACAGTGGTTGTCTCCCCATTTCTGGCTCGCTAACGTCAGTTGGGTTTCTATATACAGTTGGCCCGCTTTTACATATTGGTTGACTGCTGTTTTCTGGCTCGCTAACGATGTGTGGTTGTCTCCCGTTTTCTGGCTCATTTCAGGTTAATGGGTTCCTATTTTCCCATGGCTCGCTTTTTTCTTCTGGTTGTCTCCTTGCAGATGGCTCGCTCCCTTTCGCTGGTTGTCTCGTTGCTCATGGCTCGCTTTTCTCCCATGGTTGTCTTTGGACCATCTGGCTCGCTGATATCCATTGGTTGTCTTCGTTACAATGACTCGCTCGAGGAATTTGGTTGTCTTGGGTCATGTGGCTCGCTCGAATTTTCTGGTTGTCTAGTCTTTTTTGGCTTAAGCCGCCTTGTGTTTAATCCCTAACTTCCCCTCACTGTATTCAGATGCCACTGGCAATCCTTCAAGCTTCCGCCATGCCACATAAAGATCCACGAGGAATCTCTTGACCATGTACCTCACGGCCATGTTGTGACGATGGCCCTTGCTCTTCTCTTCATGAGCAGGCATGTGGGCAAGTCGCTCTTTGTAGTTGTCATAAACCGTGCGGTAATACCCACCCGTTTTAATGAAGGAACTACCTAAGACACCGATCAACTTGGTCTTCAGGAAAGGATTGAAGGTGATCGACTTCTTGGTCTGCTCCTTACCCTCGGCATCAAGGTAGGTATCGTCCTCAAGATGATGCGCTTTACGGGATCGGCCCTCACCTTTGACCACGTCCAGCCCAGCATACTTATGCAGTGAGCTCGGGTACTCGGCCTTGTGAATGTCGTACTCACTGATGATGACTGCCGCCATCAACGGACCACATCCTTTAACTTCTTCAAGGAAGGTGTAGTAGATGGGGAAGTTACGTACCGCATAGTGAATGTTACGTAACGAAGTACTCTCAGCTTCTTCAAGCTGGATGTACTGCTGGATCAAAGCGTACTCGGTGTAGTCTGAGATAATGCCATCGGCCTTAAACTTCTTTGGCGTCATGGACACCACCCCTTCGGTGATCTTTTTGAAAGAGAGTCGCAGCTGGCTCAGCAACATCTTGGCATCAGCATCCAACTCCTCTTCCGGCTTGCCAGGTTCTTGCCCTAGCTTCACCTTAAAGTTTGCAACGATGTTGTTGCCTACCTTGATCCGTGTTTTTTGAATGGCATACATGCCTTTAACAGCAGCACGCAGCGAAAGTTTTTGCGTATTAATCAATTGAGATTCCTCTTATTTGCTTTCATGGCTTGCTCTCTGACTTCTAGAGCGCTGGTTTTAATGGATTCGACTAGCTCATCCATGCTCTCTTCCGTGGTCATTAAGTAAGCTAACGTGAGCGCGTATTTAACTGTGCATTCGATGACATCCTTGTCATCAAACCCTTGATCACTCAGGTCATCGATACAGTCAGCGATGATATTGAGGATCTCTTCCCGCTCTGGGTTATTTGGATCTTCAAATAACATGCGATACATATCGTCTTCCTCCAATCACTTGCTCCACTTGGGTTTAGATTGAGCCGGTGCCTCAGCAGCAGGTGTCTCGGCCTCTTGAGCTTGATCACCATTGCTTGGACGTAGGAAAGACTTCACTCCATTGGATGCCCCGTAACCATCCTTTGGCGGCTGAATCTTGACGTTGGCTCGGAACTTCTTGTTCATCAAGTCATTCATGTGCGAAGAGTTGAAGTCTTTAATCTCCGATTCCAACCCACAAGAAGCGACCCAAGACTTCAAGCGTCCCAAGGCAACGGGTTCCGTTAAGACAAAGTTCTCAAAGATTATGCGGTTATGATAATTACCTTCTGCCACTGAGAACTGAACAGTCAGCATGGGTCTTCCTGTGCTTGACGGATCATCCTTCCAATGAACTGCTTGCAACATGTACTTCCCATCAGGGATAGGCTCGAAGTCACCACTGGTGTCTTCAACTTGGGTCAGGTCTAGCTTGTCAAATGCCATCGTTCGTTCTCCTTACGCGGCTTTAGATTGTTGATTAGATAGCGCCTTGGTGTAGGCATCAGCGAAAGATTCCCAAGTGAATTCAAGTTCCTTGGGAAGTTCCAAGCGTGACTTCGCATCGAACGAAGCATTGAAGCTCGTGAACAACTTGCGCTTTCCATACGCAATGGCACGGTTCTTTCTCTCTTGCTTGTCAGAGATCTTGTTGAGCTCGTAGTTGGCAAAGAAATTGAAGTCCACCCAATCCTTGATCAACGCATTGACGTTCTTATCGCAACGCATTTCCCAGCGGTTGTAGTCTCCTTCACTCGGATCACTGAAGATCTTTGCCTCGACATGCGAGAGTAAGATCACATTCATCTGGCGATCCACTCGCAGTGCGTTGAGTCCATCAAGAAGATGTGCCCACACAAGGCGCAGTTCAGCTGGCCCTTTGCCCCAGCCAGGTGCTTGGATAGATTTCCATGAGTTATCTTCACAAACATGCTGTTCGCAAAGATTCCCGGCGGCGTCCGTGGTATCAAGCACGACGGTCTTGAATTTGTGGTCGTCCTTGAACAACGTCTCAACCTGATCCATCAGGTCGCTCCATGTATTACATAGAGGGAAGCGATCAACATCTAAGTAGCTAAGGCCATCCTCTGCTTGGATGAAGATCGGGTCAGGAGCACCCGTTCCAAACGTGCTCTTACCAATTCCATCCGTCCCTTGAATGTTCATTCGTAGGGGCGGGATCTCTCCTTGACGAGAGACAGCTTCAAGTAGTGACATTTATGTCCTCCTTTTGGTTGGTTGATTTTTGTGATGTCTTGCCTTTCATGTATTCTAAATGCTCACATTCAGAACAGAGATTTCCACGGCCGTTCTTTAGAGATCTTGTGTACTGAAGACAGTAATTACCACAGTCACAACGGCAGACCCATTTAGCGTGACCCCCGTTGTGCTGCCTTTTTTTATACTTCTCTTCGAAGGCTAAAATATCGGAGGCTGTTTTCTTTGGGGGTTTTGTAAGAAAGTTATGGAGTTTTGCGTTCTTTACAACGGCAAGATAGTTTTTATCTGGTTGATGCTTACCAAGTACGACAAGCCTGCCAAATCGCTTTCCAGTCATAGTTCTTAAATGATTTACCAATGTAACGTTGCTTCCTTGATCTGAAGGAAGTTGATAGAGCGAGGGTTGAGTCTTAAAACAATTAAGAAACTTATGGGGCGGTTCGTACTTTTCTCCACGCCAGAGCATCCGTACAGCAAGTTTGTTTATCGGGGAAGCACCCTCTTCATAGATTTTGTTCTTTTTAATCTTCATGTGTCATTCCATATCAAGTGGATCATCGGTCCACACTACCCATTCCCCTCTGTGTTCATCGGTCAGGATGGATGCGCGGTAACCCCGTGCAATACAAAATTGCTGCATGATCAGGGCCGAGAGGTATGAGTCGTTCTCAAGCCAGTGCAGCCAGCCTAGAACCATGTGGTTCACATTGTCATCCGAGTCATCAAATTCAAAACGTTCGTATTGGTCATGAATAAACGACTTGCAACTCGTGTGAGCCAGATAGGAAATTTGTTTCGGGGTGAAGGAAAGCTCAAGCTTTGTGGCTTCAGTCATCCTCATCCTCCTTCACTCCCTTCACCCTCGGCTGACTCACCTCCAAGCCATAGGCTGGAGTGAACATGTCAGCAGCATCTAAATTAGCAGCCGCCCACTTCATCCACTCTCGGTTGTCTACCTTTAAGGTAATGACTTCCTTGATGAAGTGAGGCCAATGAGGACGTTCGATCCGGTCGCAGATATCGGTCAGCGTTTCCTGATCCCAATGATGCGTTCGACGCAGTTCCACACAAACACCATCGACAGTCTTACTGCCGCCAGCGTTGTGAAGGGGAAGGATAGCTTCTTGAATTTCGGGATGGTCTAGAAGGTCACGTTCGACCCCAGCAAGCACACGTTCTAACTTCTTTATCTTCGTCGTGAACTGCAAATGCAGAGCTTTTAAAGCCGCAATCTCCATAGCAATTTTCCTATTCTCTCTATACACACACACCACATCACAGAGCATTTATCGCATGCGCTTGACGGGGAGTCAAGGAAAAAGTTACACTTTTTGCATACCGGACTAATAAAATTCATAAAGGGCGTACCAAGATGCCTAAAAAGAAAAAGATAACCCTAGCTGAATGGATCTGGAGGCTTGGAGATGATGAGGTTTCTCGTCGAACAGGCATCAATCAAGGGTCCATCAGGCAGTACCGTTACATCACCCGCTCACCTGGGGTGAAGCAAGCAAAGAAATTTATTGTGGCTTCCAATGGGGAGCTAGATTGGGAATCGATATTTGGTCCTGCCGAGGAGATCAATTCAAAAATCGCTCAGCCTGATGACATCAGCAAGACACGTAGTCCTGCGATGCAAGTCAGGCTAGGTGTTGAACATGTGAGAAGTTGATGGCTTTGCTTCTGCCAACGGGTGGTGGGGAAGACCTATCACCAGAGGCAGCTTTAGAGATCCTAGAGAATCTGTGGCAACACAGGTTCCACCTTATCCCATGCGGTAGTCCTACCGACGTGGTCCCTAAGTTCTTTCGCAGCCGCCATCCCTTTGATGATGAACCCACCCTGAGCGCACGCTGGGCTAAGACCCCACGGGTTAGCTGGAAGCACTACCAACGTGCTCAACCTACGTGGGAAGAGGTCAAGACATGGCATCAGATGTATCCCAAGGCCAACTGGGCAGCGATCACAGGCATTACCTTCGCTGTCTTGGACGCTGACTCGGATCAGGCAGTCGAATGGATTAGTCAGGGAGGTGTCAGTCGTACCCCGTTAAGGCAGAAGACGCCTCGAGGTGGCTCCCATTTCTTCTACTCCATTGGTGGAGTCAACGTCCGTAACTCCACTGGCTCCAACAAACTGGATGTCCGTGGTGAAGGCGGCTACGTCCTGATCACACCCAGCAAAGGATACGAATGGAAGATCGACGAGCACTTTGTTGTCGATGACATGGAGGATCTCCCTGCCCTCAACCAAACCGATCTTGAGAACATCTTAGCGTTCAACAACGAAGGCAAAGTCCAGAAGATTACGCAGCATCTGACTGAAGACCCCGTCAAGATGGGTGAACGCAACGATACCTTGGCACGGCTGGTTGGCCGGTGGATCAAGGAAGGCTGGGGTCAGCGTGAAGTGCTGATCAAAGCACAGGATTGGAATCAAACCTTAGCCCCACCCATGGGACTGATCGAAGTCACGCAGACAACGGTCAGCATTATCCATGGT